ACGGGCCTTAGACCGTGGTACGCATTTCGGGTATGCACGTTTGCTTTTCTTAGCCGATTTACGACCGCAAGCTTGATACCTACCCTTTTTCTTAGGTGCACCAATGTCCACCCAATCACCTTTTTTGCCCTTACCAAACCAAGCGGTAAGTCCACCTTTTGGTTTAGTATTAGCCATTATGCACTTCTATATCCGCCGCCGCGTTTTTTGTACGTACGTACTAACCAACCGTTAGCGTATGCAGAAGGATAAACTTTAAATTTACGTTTAGCTTCAGCCTTAACTCTAGCATATAAAGCTGGATTAGTTGGCTTAGCGCCACTCTTCTTTTTAGTTGTCTTTCTTTTTTTCTTTGCTGGCATTTTTGCCCTCCTTTTTACTTGAAATAGAATTATAACCCCAAGTCATTTTAAAAATACTTTCGGCTAACCATGCTGTTTCTTCTGGATTTTGCATTAAGTACCTACCTGTTTTTGTGCTTTTTTGTGTGCCTGTCTAAAAGTATCACCCATAAGCATTCTACGTTTCATGTACTTCATGTGTTTTGTAGAATGGTGCTTAGAATGACGCTTCATAGCACCTTCCTGACGTTTAGTCAGTGCTTTTTTCTTAACCCTCATAGAGGTTTTCTTTCTAGTTCTAGGCATTATCTTCTACGTTGTAGCGGTTGACCATAGTTCTTACCTTTTTTCTTTCCTATGACACCTCTACCTTGTAGGATATCAGCCATAGTAACTTTACCGTCACCAGTTAAATCTGGAAAGTCATTAGCACTATTGCCACTACCTCTAGGCTCAAGTCTTTTCTCTTGGGTTTTCATGTCCCCAATTTGACCTTCACCTTTATCTTTCATTTGTCTAGTTGCACTCATATTACACCTCGTTAGTATTTTAACAATTTAATCGTCTTCCTTCAAAAAAGACCTTAATTTTTGTGCTTTCTCCTCAGCTGTATCAGCATGTAGCTCAGAGTCTACAATCTTTTCTAGCTTTAGTGTATCAATCTTTTGGTTTGATATATAACGCCACGTGTAACCGTCATCGTTGTACACACCAAATACTGTCTGGGCAAATCCTACTTTTATAATAAGTGCGGTATCACCATCTAAAATTACTTTATCCCCTTCTTTGAATGACGACGTCAAACGAAAGGTAGCGCCTTTTACAAAGCCTACTGCCCAATCTTTTACAGCTAAACCAACCAATAGAGTTAATACAAACCCTAAGAATTCAATGTAAAAGTCATTTAACGTAAGTTCAAACATGGTCATATCATACATTTAATTAAGGGCTAGGCCACTCTATCTCATCTAATTTTGTATTGTCATTATATTTAGCAGGTAGATCTCTAACCTTCTGCCTAAACACTCGGTACTTTTCTTTGTTCTCAGCACTTAAAGGAGCGTCTGGTAGTTGTGTCCAGTCTGTGCTTTGTAATACATCTCTACACCATGATCTGATGTAAAGCATTATATCTATATCTACACTATCTAAAGTTTGATCACCTTTTAATGTAACTTCAAAACTCATGTTGTTAGCCCCTGTATTGTGTACTGTAAAGAATCATAAGTATTCCCAAAAATACCTAAAGTCATAGCTCCCATGTCTAACCTGTATTTTGTTTCCGACCTTAAGTTTGATACAAACTGCAAACTCAAAGGACTTAATACCACAGCCACTCCACTACTAAATCGACTTAATTGAACTTCGCCTTCACTAGCATTTAACCCATAACCAGCCGCTGTGGTTCTTTGGTAAAGACGCATATCACCATTATGATTATTAGTAGTCCCCGTTATAGCGTCTATACTATCTTCATGCATTAACAAAGCTATAGTATCAACCCAGTGGGGTTGGCTAGCATTTGGGAATGTAGTAGAAAACCCACCACTAGGTGTAAGGCTTGGGTTTGCAACAGTTGACCCAAATCTACGTCCGGTAACTGTTATTAAGTAGGGTTTTTTACCCCCTCTAGAATGAACTGCAGTAGTAAAATCAAAAGTTGCATTTATAAACGTGGAAGTAAATACCTGCTGCATAACGCTACCACTAGTTGGATGAACAGGCGTACCTACAGTATGGTTACTAGAATCAGAGCCTTGACTTAAAAAACTAAGATTTGCAAGATCGTTGTATACGCTGGAACGGTTAATAGACAAGGTGGTGGCAAAGTCACTAGCCAAAATAATAGACGTTTTACTAAACTTTTTTAGAGTGTTCTCTTCACCTACTTGATCAGTAACCAATTGGTTTGGTGCAATAAGCTTAACAGTAGGGTCTCCAGCTGTAATACTAAAATCATTTACTGTGTTTGCACTAGATACAATACCACTTTCTTCTAAATCTCTAAGAGTAAGATTACGGTCTTTTGGATTACCCGAATCGCCTGCTTTTACCTTTAAATGTGTGTCTACTTGTTTAAGATAATTTCTTAGTTGTGGATCTACGTTAGTTGGTAAAGGTGGTAGAGAAGGTGGTTTACTGCCAGATGTAGCCATTATAAAGCCCTCAATTCATCCATAGATTCTGCTAAACAGATTTCGTATACCTCGTTATGAGTAGAAACCGTTACACTGTATTCTTTAAATAGCCCGCTAGGTAAACGTAAAATAGGTTCTGCAATAACCGAAGTAGGAAAACTTCCGGGGTTATTAGTATTACCAATACTAGAAGTCCCTGAAACTTGAAGTTGGCCCTGTGCATTTTGTACGATTGTAGCGCTTAATATCGAAAAACCGTCTGCTATTGTATGTCCACTATTAACTGCATTCGAAGCCTCTCTACCAAATACATTTATCTTTACCCCATCATGATCGTAGGTATCACACACTACTTTTACAAAAGCCATACTAGTTGGCTTTTCTAAAACAATTTCTTTAGATTGCCATAAAACCTCTCTTCTTGTGTTGTTAGGGTTATATAAATCTGAACTTGCTCCGGGTTGTGTAGCACGCCAAGTATTATTGAATGTATCAAATTCTTCTACTTGGCAGTTTGTGCTTGTAGTATTACTACCACCTACATTTTGTCCACCTTTTATAACAGATAATCGATTAGTATCTGGGTCAGTAAAAAAACCCCTAAAATTTCTTCGAGTGCTATCAAGGTCACTTACTACATTGTCTATTATAATAAAGCTATTTAAACCAGCTCCAATCTCAAGTGAAAAACATTGAGAGAGGTTTGTAGTACGACTACTACCGTCTTGATATAGGTGTCCAATATATTTATTTTCGTGCCTAGCTCCTACTCTAGCCATATAGCCGCCGCTGCCTGTAGTGTTCCATAGCTTCCCAGTAATTAATTCTTCAGTAACATTTACTACTTGTCCATTTTCAACTGCTATTAGTCCATCCGGTCCTGAATATAAACAATAACCTCCCATATCTACTAAACTTTTTTTATGTAATAAAGGTTCGGCTGCCTCTAATTTTTGAATAGCCATCGCCTGCGGGTCTGTACCTGCTGCTATATAATTTGTACCTTTTGTACCTATAAATAACACATTACCTGCCATAGATATACCTACGATCTCATCTTCAAGTGTTACACGATACGCGACAGGCCAAGCATGTGGTAAAAATGGTTCAGAGAAACAAAGTCGTTTACCACTGAAACCTGCAAAGATACCATTACCAATAGCAGTTAAACCTTTCATCTGCCCATTTGGATATATACCTGAATCATCATCAGGCGGGGCTATCCAAAAAGTAGAAGGTATTACTTCCCCTAATTGGTCATTATTTTTAGAGTCTGTATAACCATTATCACTCATTGATATTTCTGCTACAAATTGAAAGTCAGTAGTATTAGAACCGGTGTTAGAACGATAAATACGTTTAGTTCCAAAAAAATTAAATGCAAGAGTTGCGGAAGCTGAAGTTGCAGTTGAGCTAGCGTTAGTTGAAGGATTTGAAGTAACTGTAAAAGTTGTACTAGTAGGTACTGTTGCTATGTTAAAAGTTGAATTTATAGCATCTGCAGGAATACCACCAGTAGCAGCAAAACCATCTAATGCTACAGCATCCCCAGCACTAAAGGTACGGGAGCCATCGTGAGTAACTGTCAAAGTTGGACTTCCACTAGCCGTAGTAACCGTAGCATTTATTTTTACTCTTGTGCCATAACTAGTATCCGTTTTGCTTGGAACCGCCCCTAAGTTAGTTACTAAAACAGTTTGACCATCTACTTTTGTTACCACATTAGATGCAGCTGAAGGTGGACCTTCTTCTCCAAACGGAGTTACATAGGTATACACATAAGCAGTACTGTATTTAATCTGAGTACCATCATCTGTACCAGTAGGAGTCCCAGCTACTGGTGTCTTCGCAGGAGCTTCAATGCCCAATCTAAAAGAGCCACGTGGGTATGCACCAGAACCAGTAGTAATTTCTGTAGAACTTGCCATACGGGGGAAAGTTTGGCCTGTCCAATACAAACGATCAAAAGCATCATCTGCAATTGCTCCGGGAACTACATCTACATCATCAGAAAACTCAAGATTATAATTAGTACCCCCAAACTTATATCTATAATAAGTTTGAACCTCGTTGCCAACTAAATCAATAGGTTCTCCATTAATATTTAGGGGTTTTAAATTACCCGACTCAAGATTAGCATTTCTAACAGTCTGTGCCATATCCTCTTGAAGTAGGCGATTATTTATTTTTGGCGCCATACCCTTGAATGTTTTTAACTTAAAATACACTCTTAATCGTCTCCTCTAGCTACTTTCTTCTGTTTCTCAAAAGTTCTAAGCCCTGCCATACCGAGCATCGCCATAAGTATGGTAGATAGTTGAGTAAAATCAAACTCTGGCATATCTACTTTTACACCAGATAATGCAGCAATCCACTCACCTACAGGTAACACAATAAAATGCACCATCATTGCAATTGAGCAACCCCAGCCTACAGATGGACGCCAACCGGCAACAAACCAGTTTTTGCTAGCTGCTTCGATTTTATTTACTTCAATCTGTGAAAGATTAGCTGTTTGTAATTGTGTCTTGAGTTCATGCTCAAGCTTCATCTTTAGGTTT